TATTTGTCTTGGTCCTTCTAATATCTCAAATCTGAATCTTGTTACAACAAAATCACCAACTCCAAGGAATCTCTTAACATCCCATGCAAAGGCTTGCTCATTACTACTATACTTAAAAAAGGCAGAAGTAATTGAATAGTTAGTGATTTGTTGACCCTCACCTAAAGTAATTGTAGGACTTGTATATTTTGTATCACCACTTGTAAAGGTTAAAGTTGTACCTGTATCAAATCCTTCATATTGACTATATCTTAAATAGAATTGACCTTGTGCATCCAATGGTACCGTCTCAGGGTATAGTTCACTATTATAAGCACTAAATGTTATTCTAAATTTATAATAACCTGGCGTTGTTAGTTTGAATGCATTATCAGTTAGAGTTGCTTGGAAGTTATCTTCGAATACATATTTACAAGGTATTCTTGCAGAGTTAGTGGTACTTGGTGGAGGTGGAAATGTTTCCGTCCACACATAACTCGTTAAACCTGTAATCTCATCTAATGGAGGTTGAGGTGCTGACTCAAAACCATATGAAGGGTCAACAGTTGAACTAAGGAAGATATTTTCATCATTAAAAGTTAGAGGTAGATAATAACTCTTAAAGTAATCTGTTTCCATAAACTCAGATTGAACATTATATCCCGAACCTGTATATATCCTATCATATATTTCTTTTATTTGTAATGAAGGTGTTAGATAATACCATTGAACAGGTGTTTGAAAGTTAGTCATATAACCAAATTTACCCAATGGCCATTGAGTGTTAGTACTTGGCTCAAATATGAAATCAAGTCTTGTAGTATCTGTATAATCTATACCTGTTTCATCAAAAGTTTGACCTGTATATTGATAACCCTTACTTAACAATGCATAATAAATTTTACCATTTGTATATGGTTGGGTTGCTGCTGACATTATATAAGAACTACTATCACGAGCATATGATAGGATAATAGATTTAGAATAAGTATGGGATAGATTGGAGAAATCAATATCCGCCAACATCTTATCACCAATGTTTGCAACCAAGTTACCCACCTCTGAATAGAAGGTAACATCATAGATAATCTCTTCCTTATCAAGAGTAGAACCATTGAGTCTAAGATATCCTGAATACACACTAATACCATCCAACATCATTTCACAATCGAACTTCTGTCTTGGGTCATAGTCAATCATCGATGCATCAAACTCATAGAAGTGATTGAATATGTCATTATTATTCTTACTACCAGGAACTTTGAAACTCTCTGAGAAGTTGGAATTCTTTTTAGTTATGTCTTGTACCTCAGCAAACGCAATGTCTATCTTAACATCTTCGTCACCATAGAGGTCCAAGTATCTTAATTCTCCGTTTATTGTGGTTCTAATCTGAAGCATTAACCTTGTGTTCTATATTCGTTTATTGGTGAGTATTCAAAACTAAATTCGTATTGGAATACTTTGTTATATCTGTTTTTAAATTCTTTGATTGAATCAGCCTTAACCGTTACAGGTAATAAGTAAGGGTTATAAGACTTCGATGATTTCTGTGTACCATCCTCGTTAAAGAATTCTTGGTTCTTTATAATATACACCTCAGGAGATTGAAATAAATCCATAATGATTTGTTTATCGTTATCTTCTAAGTACCATGTCTCAACATCCATCTCGACTCTTAGGTCTTGATTGAATACAACATCTCTTCTCTCTGTTGATAACTGTGCATATACTGAGGAATCTCTTATACCACCTTGTGCATAAGTCTCACGTTTGATTCTCTTGTTCTCAATAGCTTTCTTATCAAAAGTATAGGTATCAAACACACCTTGTCTATTTAAGAACAATATGTGTACAGGGTCAGATAGACAGTTGTCTTCTTCCAAGTAATATTCCACCAATTCACTTCTAACAGGTGCTGCATCCCATTGACCATTCTCACCTACACTACCACACCATATTCCAACCTTACCACCAGCAAGTTGAGGTAAGATGAGGTTGTGATAATAGATACGGTCATCCTGTTGTGTTAAGGTAATTGCACTTGAAGGGAAATCAGTATTCTCATAAAGTGGTTGAGGTTCATATTCTGAACTATGTGTCGTTGCTGATACTACAGTGATTTGTTCAATGTTATTAAAGAACGGCATTTCAATCTGATTTGACAATTTACCAAAGAAGAACGATACAAGTATTGGACATTCAGGGTGATGTCTACGTCTACGAGAGTCATACACGTCTCCTAACGTATTATCATTGAAATCACGTGTATCAGGTCCAAACGTTGTTAAAAACTTACCATAATAGTCTGAACGAGCTGCAGGGTTATTATACTTAATGTGGTATTGTTCCACTTCCCAAAATTCTTGTTGTGTGTTTGGTGCTGTGGTTTGCCAATACTCATTAGATGATAATACATTTTGTATCATTGAACCTTCCTTAAGTGATGTACCAGGCCATATAGTAACAAACGGTGGACATCTATCAGGACTAAATTTACCCTGACTACTTGTAATACCAACAAGTCCCCATCCTGTAAAACCACCTGTTGTAGAGAAGTCATACCAATTGAAAGTATATCTAATACCTGTATATCTTTCCTCAATATTAAACTTATCACCTACGTTAGGATTACTCGATGGTGTAAATGAACCATTAACATCAGTAGTTACATCTGTATCATATACAACTGTACCACTAGGGTTGGTCCATGCCCAATCAACACCTGTAACATAAGGTTGACCTGTAACAATGTTACCACCCGCTTCAAACCATCTTACACTGTTTGCATCAGAACCTCCACCTGTCCATGGTAAGTTAGCTGTTGTACAATAGAACCCTGAATTAGGGAATGTAGCTTGTTCTGATATATTAACAATTAACTCCGTTCCTGATGAAGGAGTTCTGTATTGTTCACCAATCATTATACGATAATCTCTAATACCATATCTGTTAGGGTAGAAAGTGAATCCATTCCATCCGTTACTTTCTGATGTACCTGATAAGTTAGCCAAATGACCATATGAGGTTACATCATTTGTATTGATGGATGTATATTGTGCATTTCCTGTTCTGGCGTTACCCTCAACGTAGTTCTCAATAATACGTTGTACGTTTATTGTTCCCACCCCATATGAATTGGGAGCGAATATCTTTCTTGCTATTTTTGTTGGATTATTTGTTGTTGTGTCCACCCATATATCAGCAACAAATCTGAAATCCGTATAATCAGGATTATTACCAGGTGTTGTAGAGGTAAATGAATATATGTGTTCTACTTTACTTGGAGTTATCTGTAATGGGTGTTGTATGACGTTTATAGGACTACTCATAATGTTACTTCTATATTGTTGTTAGGAGATATGGTCTCTTCCACTAAGTTCTCTAAGAATGACTCTACTGAAGTCTCTATCTCACTAAATAAATCTTGGTTTATTGTCTTTTCTAAGTTCTCAATTGCTAAGTCAAAGAAATATGTTGGTGCTATCCCAAACTTGAATAAGTTCGTAGATATTCCAAAGGCTGCTGATTTAGCATCTTCTTGTCCCAATCCCAATCTTGCCATTGCCCATCTCTGTAATGGTTTGATAGGTGCATATGAACCAGGTCTTCTACCATCGTTAACCCATTGGTAGTATTCATTCATCAGGATTTCTACTTCCTGTGATTCTACATTGTATTTGTAAGATACACTATTATAGAGGTTTGTATCATAACCTAAGGGTGCACCATCAACAACTTTGTTTGCTTGACCCATGGTACCTCTACTACCTTGATAACCTGGTGCATAAGGATAGTTAACCAACAGAGACTTCTTAATCTCATCGACCATCAACTGACCATACAACTCAAGGTCTCCGTCTAATTTCTCTTTTAGGTTAGGTCTCCGTCTAATTTCTCTTTTAGGTTAGCTAAACTCATTATTCACAATCCCAATTGTTATATGGGGCAATACATCTGTTCAAAGGTTTATCTACAATTACCTGTAGTGATAAGTTCCAACCTACTAACAGGTCATCGTACTGTTCACTAAATGGAGTAATTGATGTAGGGGTTATTGCTTCATATCTATCGTAATAATCACCATCTGCTGCAGTTACACCATAGTTGAACTGAGCCAATACATCCTCAGCGTATTCCAATGTATCTGACCATAGGTCCACTTGTATATCCTTATTCTTTGTGTTGTCAATATCACATACAATCACATTATAATTGTAGGTAATCTGAGCATCATCTCTTGTTGTACCTTGAGGGACCATATATAACAATGGATATATCGGAGCTTTGTTGGTTGAGTTATCTTCACCATCCACTTGTTGTGTTAAGAAGATGAGGTCACGAATATCACCAATACCAAACGAGTTAATCATCTTATGGTTCTCCACAAGTTTCTTCATGTCTTCTACGATGTTCTTAAAGTTGTAGTAATTTGCCATTATTTCTTATGTCTGATTTTGTTTAACCATTTGATTATATTCTCGCTCTCTTTCTCTATTGAGTTCCAAAGTGTACGACAAGAAGTTAAGAACCATTGTAAGAGGGAGTCTAACCACTTCGTTAAAGTTGAGTAGGTTTTCTTGAGCCAAGAAATGAACTGTCGAATACCATCCCCAAACTTCTGAAAGAGTCTTTGGAGCTTCCTGAACTGTCTCTTCACCTGCCACCACTTCTTCAAATACCAAGGGGTATTGGAGTTCAATTTTTTTTTTAAGTTGAAGAAGAACCTCAACGTACCTTGTAAGTACTTTACAGGTAACTTCTTGAATAACTCACTTCTCTCTTGGTTCAATGATGAGTCATACTTAATCTGTGATTCAGGCCAGTATAACAAAGCCATCAACTCATTGAATCTACTCTTCTTATACGATGGGTCTTTTTTAAGGAACGAATCAATATCGATGAAATGTCCAAATGATATATCGTTTATGTTTATGAATTTATATCTCGTATTCTCATATTCAAACTCAGGGTAGAACTGACTACCTTCGTTAATGAAATAATCTGACAAATAATCAGCTACTCTTTTTACTTGTAGGTAACTTGCTTGTGTTAGTAACTCTTCATCGATACTAGTACACATTGAAACAATACCTAATGTAAAATCCTCTTCTTGGTCTAAGTCTCTAAGAAGGGTAAGCTGAGCCCAACCTTCCATGGTTGGCTCTTCTACTGTGTAATCTACACCATCTAATTCAATAATTAATTTTTCCATCTATCTATAAATATAATTCTTTAAATCGGTCCACCTATCAATATATATAATACGAACCTTTAGTTTTCTTTTCCCTCAAACTATGTAGGGATATGGCTAAGGACATAATACAGTCATCATGAGTATTACCCATACCCTTATAGACAACTCTACGACTCGATGGACTATAACTATATCCAAAGGTTTTAAGTTCGTTATATAGGGGTCTAAATAAGTTCTCATCAGGTAACCTAATACTATTGGTATTGGTTTGATAGATGAGGTCCTCAATGATTTGTTGTTTACTGGTGTTTGTTGTTACAAAGGGATGTACGTCTTTGTACTTCTGTTTCAATTGGTCAAAGATGGCATCACCAACACCATTCACCTCAACCATACACGTTGCACTGAATCTCTTAAGATGTTTAACCACCTCATCCAATATAACATCATAGGGTTTGTTATTATCACGATATATGTATACCACATTCTGATTCTCATCCATAATTGTTAGTACGGTATAATCCTGTTGTCTACCAATATCCAAACCACCCCAATACTTCTTACCTGTTTGTTTTTGTCCCCATTGGGGTATTACACAATACCTCTCAATATCTTTGAATACCTCACCACCACTATCTACATACTTACCTAATATCTCTTGATTGAAGATATCCTCAGGGACTGTCTTCTTTGCTTCATCAAGTTCTGCATGGTCAATGTATGGATTGTCGTATGATGTACCTTCTAATGAGATATATGATGGTTGGTCAGGGTCTAATCCTCGTTGATGTAATTCATACAACCAGTTCTTACCTTTGGGTGTGGATATAAACAAACACTTCTTACCTCTTACCAATATCGTAGGTCTTACGATTGTACTCCATACCTCATCCTTGATAAAGGCTGCCTCATCAATGATAGTGTGTGTAAATGTATAACCCCTGATAGCATCAGGTTTCTCACCCGACCTAAAGATTAACTTACTACCATTAATCAGTTCCATTTCATAGTTGGACTTGTTACTACTGACCAATATGGGTGTTCCATCTATCGCTTGAACAATATCATCGAATACCTTTCTAATTTGAGAGTACACTGGTGATAACCACAATATGACTGCATTGTTATTCTCCAATGCCCATTTCAACAGTAGGTTCTCAGCAAGTAACGTTTTACCGAACTGACGACCAATAGTTAAAGTACAATACTTAACCTTGGGGTCCTCAATCTTACTGATGAATTCCATCTGTTTAGGAAAGGGTGTAAATCCTTGTACCTCAATCTTCATCCAACAACCCGTCTTCTATCATTTTAACACTAATACAACCAGGACAATGGTATTGTGTATATGCGGTATCCACTATTCTTTCAACAAGTTCTTTCATTGACAGTCCTGTCTCTATTGATAACTCAGTCACTTTACTGTGGGTCTCTGAATTAACATAGAGGTGTTTGTAATCGTATTGGTAGGTTTTATTGGTACCTTTATTGTTCTTCACTTTTATCATCTTCTATTCCGAATTTAAATCTTATTTTTAGTTCTTGGGATATATCTACACGTTCAGGTTCTGACATCCCAAGTAGTTTTGATATATCACCTAACACTTGTCTTGCGTTACTTAAATCATCTTTCTGTAGTGAGAGGTCATATATCTCCCAATACTTCTTTAGGTGTTTTGTAATTAGTTTATCTCGGTCGATTTGGTATTTCTCTTGTACCACAGACCATGACCTCATCCAATATTCGTTAGCTTGGTTCTTTGACAACTTATACTCATGTCTTAACCAATCCACATATTCTGTATAGGACAAGTGTTCAGATAGTATTCTATCTAATGATGTACTGATGAGTTCTTG